GTTTGCCCCCCGGGGGCGTTTTGGCGTCCGTCGGCTGGGCAGGAATCAGCGCTTTCAACGCTTCGGCATCGGCCTTCAGGTCGTCTTCCGACTCCCCCTTCAACCGTTCCGCAAGCGTCGGCGGCAGCCCGTACTCCGCTGCGATCCGGGTGCGCAGCGAGGTCGTTTCTGCCGCTTTCAGCTTCGCGTTCAGAGCCTCAAGCTCTTGAGCGCGCTTTTCCGCGAGTGCTTTCCACTCGTTGTCCTGCTCCAGCTTTTTCTCGTCCGCCTGTTTCCGCTCGCCCTCGACAGCCTCAAGCCGTTTTTCGAGATCGCGGACTTGTTTACGCCACTTCGCGTTTTCCTGACGTTCTTCGGTCACGATCTCATGGGCGCGCTTCGGGTCTTTTGCCCAATCGGGAAAGTCGTCCGCGCCCTTGCCATCGCCCTTGTCGTCGGTCTTCGCGTCTTCGGCGTCCGCGTCGCCGTCATACCATACCCGCCGCTTCCAGAGAGAAGCAGCAGCCTCGGCATCCGCGCGGCGCGCTGCACTGAACCCCCGGTTCATATGCACAAATGATTGCATTAGTCATTCCTCCGGGTCTCAAACCCTATTTTTAAATCGGGATCTCTGACACTGCGTGCGCCGAAGGCGTCCCGATTTAAAAATAATCCGCTTCTCCGTTCACCATCCGCGTCGCCTGTAAAAACGTCACCGGCATCCCGCGCGCGGCGCTCACCTGCATGATCCACGTCGCCAGCGGCGTCGGCAGCACGATTCGCTTTTCTGTGTTGCCTCGCTGCCGCTTGCGCTCGTCGTAGCCGCGCGGATCGCGGATGATCGAGTCGGGTGTTGGCGCGCCCTGCTTCCACACGTCATGCAGCGCATCGACCCATGCTTTTTGATTGAGATGGAGCGATTGCAGTGCGTCGCGCAGATCGGCGAACGTCACTAGGAGCGGCTTGCCTTGCTCGATCAGGATGCCTCGTGCCAAACGGAGTCCTCGCGGGAATCAAAACGCGCCTCGTCGGCGCGCAGTGCAAAATATATCTCATTACTTATTGTAGATGCGTGTCAAGCAGGCGGCGTGGTGTTTTCCTCGACCACATCGTCAAACGGCTGTCCGCGCCCGGCGGCGAGGTGCAGGCGCGCAAAAGACTCCTCCATCCCGACCTCATCGATCAGGAAGCGCAGGATTTCCTCATCGCTCCAGCCCATCGCAAACAGATCTTTGTCAGCCATTACCGTCTCCACCCCAGCGTCTGGAACAGCGTCTCGATTTCGTTCGCAATCGGCACAAAATCGGCATCGCTCCAGTAGGCCGCCGCATACATCGGCGCCGTCTGCCGCTGGGTCAGGGAATTCGTCAGCACCGGGCGGTTCGCGCGGGTCGTGACGTACTGCTCATACGAGCGCGCCCATAACTCATCCGGTTCTAGAAAATATTGTACCAGATTTCGCTCAGGAATGAGCATAATCCCCTGTCCGGCGGGCTGGGCATATGCCATCGGATGGTCGCGCATATCGACCAGCGTGCGGTACGACGGCGACTGCGTGACCGCATTCCACCACGGCACCAGCACGCCGCTCCCCTGTGCCGCGTCATTACTCACCCACTGCCCGGCCCCGAGTCCCTGATGGTCGATGAAATGACCGGTTTCATGGATCAGCGCTGTCTGCGGTGCTTTTGCCCGACGGGTCACCACAATGCGGCGCGCCTGCGTCCCGCTGAAACCGTAGCCCGCTTCTGCGCCCGGCGCGCCCGGCACTTTGCCGGCGACTTCAATCGGAATCGTCGGCAGCGCGCCATCGCCGTGGACGTCCCCAATCGCATCCAGCGCCTGATCGAACTCTGCCGACAGGCGGGGGTGCGCGGGTAAGGTCAGGGCATTGCGCACCGGCGTGCCCATCGCGGGTCCCTGTGGCGCAGCCGGGGTTGGCGCAGCCGGTGGAGTCGGTGGCACGGGTGGACTGCCCTGTGACCGCCGCGGTGACCGGATGCCCAGCTCGCCGAGCGTCGCCTCGCGCAGCATCGTGCCGTAAACGCCATCTTGATAGGGCTGGCTCAAATCACGGAAATCCAGCCGTCCGCGCTGGTAGGCGTCGAACATGCCCGGCCCCATCATCTGCCGCTGTACCGCGGGCGATTGCCGCGCAAACCACGCCTCGCCGCTTTCGACTTCCTGCGCCCACGTGGTGCCCTTCACCACCGGCACCGGCGCGCACCGTCCGCGGTGATGATCGTTCAACGTCTCGCTCACCGGATGGATCGACCCGTGCTGACTGACACAGCTCATGCACGTGCGCGGATCGAGCGCCGCGCGCCACAGCCAGCCGTCGAGAATGCGTTCATTCGCCCGATACGTCGCATGGTTCGCCGCGCGATACGAATAGACCTGAATCGTCCGCGCTTGGTTGTCCGCCCATGCATACGGGATGTTAAACCACGTCGTCATCGTCCGGGCAATCGCGCGCGGATTTTTGCCCTGCGCGACCAGCGCCAGCATCGTGTCCGCAAAATTATCCGCCGCGTTCGCGCCAAAGGCCGCCATGCGTTCGCGCAGCGCCGGACTCTCCGCGTAATCGATCAGCGCCGACAGCGCCGCCGGGTCAGGCCGCAGCCACGCGCCCGCCAGCACCCGCGCCTGTGCCGCACTCACCTGCGCCTGCGCCTGCTCGAACGCCCCACCGAGGCCGATCTGCACCGCGCCCTCTTGTAAATTGACCAGTTCATTGCGCGTGATCGCCGCGAAGCCGTTCATGTCCGCTTCGATGCGCCGCAGCAGATCGCGGTACGTCCGCAGCCCGCGCACATCCTCGGCGCTCAAGTTCTCCGCGTTGCCGAGTTCTGTTGTCAGCGTGCCAAGCTGATCTTGCAGCGGCGTGATCGTCCGGCGGTAGGCCGCTTGCAGCCGCGCCGACACGGCCTGATACTCATGCTCCAGCCGCACGCGCCAATCCTGCCGCGCGGCGATGAAGTCAGCGGTTGTCGGGCGAGGAAGAGTCATTGTCAGCTTGGCGGTTCTGTTGCGCGTCATTAATCAATTTAAGGAGTTCTTGAGGTGAATACCCTCGAGCGCTTGCTGTAATGGCTGTTTCCTTGTTTCCTGTGGAGACAATCGAATAGACGAATCGTTTTACCTCATTCTCCGGTAGGCGAGGCACGCCATGAAGGTAGGGCAAACCGTCGCGTCGAATGTAGCCACCCGCCTGATAGCCTCGCCGCGTCCGAAACAATCGCCACCATTTACGAAGTCGCGCAAACATCATTGCAATTCCCTTCATTGTCGCCATTATCGAGCCATTCTTCGCGGAGTTTCTGAATACATGCTTCGATTGCGTCCGGATCGTGCAATGGATAGGCGACATGCCCGATCCACGGCGCACTGCGCTGCACGATGACGCCGAGGTTGTTCACCGTCAGCATCCGAAAGTGCCACAGCGAGACGATCCCGAGCGCGGGCAAATAAAAGCAGTCGATGAGCTGTAACTGGACGCTGAAGCCGTGTGTAACGTGTGCCATCTAGGATTGCGATTCCGAACCCGGCTCTACAAACATCACGCGCAGCGGTTCCCAATGCACGTCAAACAGCATATTGTCCACGTTGATCCGCCACACACCGCTAGGGCGCACTTTGATGTCATCATGCTTTTGCAGTTCTCTGAGGAAGCTGCTCATCGCAGCCTTCACCCAAATTGCCGCAATCTGCTGCTCGCCGTAATCGTGGCTCATTGCAGCATCCCGCGCGTGCCCAAGCGCTCCATTTGCCGCGCCACCGCGTCGTCGCCGTTGGCCGTCTCTTCCTCACGCCGCTCGCGCTCGCTGTCGTAATCGCGCCCCAAGTCCTCCGCCGCCGTCTGCTCGCTCAACACGCCGATCTCCTTTTCGGTCTTCAGCGTATTGACCAGCTCGAGCCGGTTCACCGGCAGCATCTCCGGCCAGATGTCCGTCACCTGCGCCACTTCCGTGCCCATGATCGTCATCGCCCGCCGGCTGATCTCCGTGATGCCCTTGCCGTACAGCCTGCGCCGTGTGGTCAGCATGTTCGTCATGCGCACGAACAGCATCCGCACGCCAAAATTGGTGATCTGGCCCAGCTTGTCTTTGATCGTCGCCATATCGACGACGCGCATTTCGCTAAAGAGCCGCGCTTCGAGCTTGTCGAGGAACTGCAAAGACGATTGCAGTTCGCTCTGCATTTCGAGGTTAAAGAGCTTCGCCTCCGGGTCGGGAATTTCGAGGATCGTGCCCGGCCCTGTCTCCACTTCATCACCCAGCGACCCACCCGTCAGCACCGTTTGTGGCGCGGCGTGGTGCTTGTTGATCTTCTGAATGTTCGACGCTGCAAAATTGATGGCATCGTTCCGCTTCGGCATCACGTCGCCGCGCCCATAGTACGAATGCGGCATGTGGCGGTTTTTCCACTCAACCACCGGCGCAAACGGATACGGCCACGGATCTTGACCGACCTGCTCCCACTTTGCCCCGCCCTTTTTCATGGCGTATTCGATGATTTGCCAGCCTTCGCCGCCCACCAGCCAGCCCGGCACGATGTCCTGCCGCCGCCGCTCGTCGCCGATCATCCACTCCAGCCGGTACCACAGCGTGCGTTTGATGTTGGTCGCGTCCCAGAAGACCGTCACCATGCGCGGGTCGAGCAGTGCCACCTGCGTGCTGTTGTCCTGATCGATGTACAGCCGCACAAAGGTGTGTCCCGCCGCGAAGCCGCTTAAAAACACGTCGGCGAGGATTTCGGCGAGTTCCTGATCTTCCCACCATGCCTCCAGCGATTCCTGCTCTTCGCTCTTGAACGTCGTCAGCTTGCCATCCGCGCCCGGCTCGCGCACCACCGCCCCCGGAATCTCAAGCCGCGGCACGCCGATGAATTCCACCATGTCGTCGAGCGCCTGCCCGGAAATGTTCAGAATCACCGACGCATTGCTGCCGTCCGGCTCGTTTTTGAGCGCGAGTTTATGCTCGCCCTCGTAATACGCAAACGCCTGATCGATGACCTTGCGCCGCGCCTCACGCTCATGATCGGCCAGCTCGTCAATCGTCTTGTCCGGCCCCTTGTATTCGGCCATCACTCCGGGCATTCGTTACCCTCCATAAATCGGATTGCGCCGCGATCTCGCCTGTCGCAGATCGATGTGCGCGACCATATAGCGCGTCGTGTCCATCCCGTGATTGTCCTCGTCCACCGGCACTTCTTTTAGCGGCTTGCCGTCCTGCCCCTTCGGCCACACGTAGCCGGGATATTCGCCCACCGTCGAAGTCGGCTTTTTCGCTTCGGCCAGCGCTTCATCACGCTCGACCAGCGCGTCGCGGAAATAAAAAATGCGCGGCTTGCCATCGCCTGCCGGACGCAGCCGCGCCTGCACCAGCTGGATTCCGACGCTGATCTCTTTCTTCGCCGGAATCGTCGGGATGCCGTGCCTGCGCAGTGTCTCGCGGTCTTCGGCGTCGTGGTCGGCAACAGACACTTCGATCCGTTCACCCTGCCCCACGAGTTGCAATTTGCGCTGCAATTTCATGTGCGGCTCTTTGAGTCCGGCGAGTTCATTTTTCCACGCTTCTGTCGAGAACCTCGCCGTCAGCCGTAAAATATCATCCGCATGGTCTTCGACAATCCGCTCTGTCCGGTAAATCTGCCGGTACAAATACAGCCGCCCGTCAGGATCCATCGCCCACCAGTCGCACACAAACGGGTTGTTGTAGCCAAAATCCACCACCCGGAAGCGCCGCCACGTCGAAGGAATCTCGAAGCGGTCAATCACATGCACCGCGTCGCTGAAGTCCTCATAGACCGCGCCCTCGGCGATCACCCACTTGCCTTCGAGGTAGCGCGCCTTGCGCACGCCGCTCAAGCGCGTCAGCTTACCCAGCACATAATCGCGCCCGCGCGGCGTCCAATCGTTGGCCTCGGCATCCCAATAGGCCGGGTTATCCTGATGGAAGGTCGGCAGCAGCTTGACCAGCCCGGCATCGGCGCGCTGCTTCAAATGGTGATCCGGTCGATCCGGATTCGTGTCGCCGATCACCATCTGGAACGGGATCACGTAATTGCGGTTGCGCATCGTGAACGTTTCCCAGTCCTCGTCGGTGAACTGCACAGCCTCCGCTGGATAGATGACATCGTACTGCGCCGACAAAATGCGCCCCGGTCTGTCCATGCCACCGACGACAATTTCGCTGCCGTTCGGATAGCGGTACGATTGGCGGCTCTCCCGCTTCACGCCCGTCACAATCGGATGGTCGACGCCCATCACGTCCTGCTCGTAGGTCACCAGCACCGACTGCGCCAGATCCGCGCGCACCTTGCGCACCACCAGCGCCCGCGCCCCCGGATACGTGCGCATCAAGCGGTCAATCAGCACCAGAACGCCGAGCGTTTTCCCCGTCCCTGCCGGGCCGACGAGTAACACCTCCGGCGCATCGGTCAGCGTCTGGATCAGCAGGTTATTGCCGCGCAGCTCGAATTGGTGTTCGGCGCGCCGCTGCTCGGACTCAATCCGCGCTTTCGCCTGCGCCAGCGCTGCCTGCATCAGCTTTTGCCGCGCTCTGTCGGATAAGCTGCTCAAATTGATCGGCGAGTGTGTCAACCGTCGTGTCCGGGTCTAATCCCGCCTGCTCCAGCTCGTGCCGCCAATCGATCTCGACACGCTCCACCAGCAGCCGGTGATACTTCATCATGACTTCCTGCGCGCGCTGGGCATCCATTGGCACGATCTCCAGCGTCTCTTCGATCATGTTGCCAATCGTGCGCCGCGTCCGCTTGATCGACTTCAGCAGGTGCAGCTTGCCGTGCGCGCGGCTGAAGTCGAGTTCGAGATCGCCACGCGCATTCACCCGCGAGAAATCGCCCATGCTCATCCGCGCGATCTCCGTCTGCCGGATCAGCACCTCATTCGCGCTCATCGTCAGATCGGCAATGCGGGCATTGATCTCTGCGCGGATCTCCGGCACTTGCAGCAGCTTGGAAGCAATTTGCCGCGCTGTTTTGACGGAATACCCCGCCTGCCGCGCCGCTTCCGCGCCGTTGAAGTTGTGGCGAAAATATTCCGCGATAAACGCCTGCCGCTGGACTGAAAGCGCCATACACCCCCAAAATGAGGAGGGGCAAGGTCGCCCTTGCCCCGTACCAACGTTGATACTGATCAGGCTTCGAGATGCTAGAGGCAGCCACCTATCGGCGACTCATACCGAAACCGGATCTCATCGGGGGCAGTTGCCCTCCCAATGATGCAGGCACAGCGCGACTCGAACGCGCTTCCCCCTGACCGGGTTGGTCAGTGAGAGTCCTCCCGACGCGCCTATTCAAATTGTAATTCGCTGTCAACCGATTGCGTCGAGCGCCGCTTCACGCGCTCGCTCGCGCATGGCCTCGTCGCGCAGCTCGCGATTGACGATGGTATTGGCTGCCCGAATACTCGGCATTCGCTCGGCTTCAGGCCGCAGTTCCGGCACGACTTCCCGCCAGATCTGGCGCAGTTCCTTGCCACTGATGCCGTCCGGCAGGATTGGCCCCACAGTGATCGGCTTCACATGCCGCCGTGCTTCCGCGTTCACCCGCTGGAACGCCGCTGTCTCAATCGGGTTCTCGCCATACAGCCGGTTTGCGTCCTCGCCGTCGAGCGCCGCATACCGCAGCCAGTCCATCGGCTTGCGCGCTTGCTCGGCTTGCTCGGCTTTCACCAGCACCACCTGATAGCTCGTCGCGCCCGCCGCCGGGTCAATCCCGTACTTCGCCGCCGCCGCGCGGAACGCCGCCTTATAATCCCCCTGAAGCCATGCAATGTTTTTTGCAGTCTCGATAATTCACCCCCGTGCATCGATGTCTGCATTCATCATCGCATATCGGTTTTGAATTAGCGGCACGGGGTTTGAGGGTTACAGCTTGTATCCACGCGCCTCAATAAACCGTCGAAGCACCCCGGCGACCTCGCGCTGTGCCACGTCGTCACCTTCGGCAAGTGAATTTTCAAACGACACTGGCACGGCAAAATACTCCGTACCCGGAATCCGAAACACGACGACACGCAACTCGTCATTAAAAACCGTGCCGATGTACTCGACGTGGGCAATGTCACACGCCGCGATTACAACCATATCTCGACGCGCGTCCTGATACGCTTTTATATTTATTTCCTCACCGCTTTCCTACGCCCCTACCGGCAGCCAGCCGCCGCGCGGCGACGAGCGCTGCACCAAGCCCTCGCGCTCCAGCATCGACGCATATTTCCGCGCCGTCCGGGGCGCGCAGTTGGCATACGCCGCCAGATCGGCACTCGGCACCGGCCCGCCCAGCGTCGCGGCGAGGTCGCACAGGACATAAAATAAACGTTCCGCAAAATAATTCATCACGCATCTCTCAATCCACCGCCCGCACCCCCGTGTTTATGCAGGCACTAACCGTTCCGATTTGTCAACCATTGTCAATTGTGCAAACGTTGCGTCCCGTGCTTTCGCCGCTCGCGCGCGCTCACCCAGCACATACGCAGCGGCTTGCAGCTTCCGCTCGGCGATGTCGACGCGCTGCTGCGCCGTATCGAGCCGCGATTTGAGATTCATCCGGTGCAGCGCTTCGGTGTGCTCGCGGATGTGCTTGTCGGCCACCTTGCGCAGGCTCGGACTGTCCTTCGCGGCAAGGAATTCCTTGTGGTGCATGTTGATCTGGCGGCGATGCTCTTCCGCTTCTTCCTCGAACGCCGGGCGCACCGCATCCCTTGCCGCCCGCGCGATCTCGACGCATTCCAGTGCGTGCGACCACTCGAACACCTCGCGTACCAGCGCCGTGTCGCCTGCATTGAACAGCGGCTTCAGCCCGTCGAGCAGGTGCAGGAACGGGTTGAGCGCGTGGATCTCACGGAAGGAGAGCATCGAATTCATAGCCCGCCAAATTCCTCCAACTTCACTTCCTTGCACGGCACCGCAATCGGATGCGTGATCATGAATTGAAAGGCTTCATGAAGGCTTTTACGGTGGACGCGCGCATGAGAGATCACCATTTGATCGCGCACGTCCTCGGAAAGCCCGTCCCACTGAAAAAACCAGACATCGACCGGCTGACCATTGAGGGACACAATACCTTTTTCGGGGCGACCTTCATACACCCAGCTTTCGCGTCCAATATTTTCTTTCAGGCGCTGGCGTTCCTTGCCGAGCGGAATGACACGGGTGTAAAGAATTGGCGTCACTATTCCGCATCCTCAATCTCAGCATCCTCAACCATGCCCGGAGGCACGTAGGCGAACACCCATCGGGGCTTGATGATTCCGGCTTGAAAACGGACGATCAAGCAGCGCCCAAACACCGGATGCCGCCGCGTGCCCATCACCTCGACCTCTTTACCAACAGGCAAATCGGGTTCATTGGGCGCGCCCGGCAGCGGCTGCGTCAGCCGCACGCGCTGGCTGTAGAAATCGACAGCGGCGGCCATCACCACTTGTTCCGATCAAAAGGCATGGTGATAGTGAGGGATCGCCGCGCATAGACGGATGGATCATCGATCAGAATTGCGCGGTCAAGTTTTGACAAATCAACACCCGCCTCGGCGATCAGTGTCAGTAGCCAGCCAATATCCTCATTGCGGCGCTGGAGCCGTTCCTTCAATTCGTCGAGTGTTTTCTCAAAAGCGAGATATTCGCTGACAAGGCGCGGAATGTCGGCGGTGTGGATGTAGACGGTCATACCCTCCGGCGTGATGATGGCTTGAATCTCGTCGCTCATTGTCAGCCGCCCCCGTTGAGCAATCCAAACGGCGTAATTGCAGGAAGGACACGGCGCTCGACCAATTCCTCTGTCACGGTCAACCCGCCATTGCCGATCAAGAACGGCACCAGCGGAATCGCCCCCGGACGCCATACGAGTGTGCTTGCTTCCGCTTCCAGCCATATCGCCACGAGATAGAGCGCCTGCGCCAATGCCCGATCTTTTTTCTTGGGATCATGCCTTCGCAGCGGCAGCGCAGCGCAGTCGATTCGACCCGGAATCCCGTTCAAAACAAAGGCGATCTGAAATCCAGCACGGCGCGGAGTACCGGGAAATTCGCCCGGTGTGAAGACGATACGAAACGCGCCCAGCTTCGCCATCGCCGCTTCAATGCGCTTTTGATAAAACAGGATCGGCTTTTCAACCCATCGCCCCGGCACATCTTTCGCCGTGATATCCTCGAAATATGGCACGGTCACAACAGGCGCGGACGGTTTCTCAGGAATGAATGCGACCACTCGTTACCTCCCCTGCTCAATCGCCGCCGCCTTTTGGCGCAGTTGTTCGGCAACATACCGTCGCACCGACTCATCCTCGTCGAGATACTTGTCCCACGTTTCGAGCGCGTGATGAATGCGTTCGGTTTTAGTGAGTTTTGGACGCGGGAAAATCTGTGCGCGCAGCTGGGCAACAGTCAAATTTTCTTGTGCTGCCCAACCCAACCATTGCGCCTGCTGATTCGGGGGCAAAGCGGCGACAACTTGATGGTGCGCGAACGTCAATTTGTCTATTCGAATAGACATTTCCACGCTCCGCGCGACGTAAGCATAGTCGCGCAGTGTCTTCTCTTTGAGTCCCGTAATCTCGGCCATCTGCGCGTAGGTTTTGCCCCACGTAAATTCGCCATAAAGCACCCAATCGCCGACAGCCCATTGCAGCGCAGCCTGCACTTTGCGCAGCGTTTTATAGAGCTTTTTCCAATCGTGCTCACTGACCACGCCCTCGGCAATCAAGCCGGTCGGTGTGAGCGAGAAGCGTCCGGCTTTGATCGCGCCGTCCGATTTCCATGCCAGTGTAAGCGGGCGCTCGTCACTGTCGGGTTTCTCGATGTCGAGCAGCTCGGCGCTCGCATCGCTCATCGACTCCGCTGCTGGTTCCGGTGCTCCAAAATGATTAACCGGTGCTAAACGATTGCCCATGCCGCGAGCGCCCCCTCTGCCTGATCGATCAGTTCCCACGCATCGTGTGCCTCGCCGCTGGTGGGTGCATAGGCGAAGATCAACTTGCCGTAATTACTGGCCTCCGTCCATTTCGTGCGTTCGGCGACGGGCTTCCAGACCTGCCCCGGAAAGGCAGCAGCGAGGTTTTCGAGATTCATGCGGTGATTGGTCGTGCGCGCCCGGAACATATTCGGGACGATGCCGAGCAGATGGTTAGCGTTTTGCCCGTATTCGGCACGCTTCAGCCCGAAGCGCTCGATCTTGGCGAGGCTCTTGCGGATGCCATCGAAGCTGAGGGCTTCACACAGCGTCACGTACAGAAACGCACCGGCGGCAAAATAGATGGTCGAGTCGAACATGCTGGCCGTCGGCGCGGTATCCAGAAAACACAGGCCAAAATCGAACTGGTCACCGAGTTCCTTCAGCCGGTCATCCAGTGTGAACGGATCTTGGATCAACGAAGCCAGCACCGCCGTGCGCGTCGAGCCGGGCAGCAGGAACAGTTTGCCAGCGGCAGGTTGATCGGGGACGGAGTAGCGTTCCGGCGGCACAAGGCGCAGCACGTCGCGCCAGTCGGCATTATCGACGAGCAGCTTATACAGCCCGTCCTCTTCCGGCATTCCGAGTAGGCGCGCTGCGTGTCCCTGCGGGTCGGTATCGATCAGGCACACGTTTTTGCCGCGAATGGCTTGACCGGCTGCCCAATGCGCTGCAATCGTGCTTTTGCCGACGCCGCCTTTTTCGTTGGTGATCGCAATCGTTTTCATGGTATTCTCTGTCATAAGTTGCGGAACCTCCTATTCCGCGATCTGGCGGCCTGCCCATCAGGTCGCTTTTCATTCGGGCACTGCCTCGCGCAGCGCCTCTAAATCGACAAACACCAATTCAATAGGCCGCCCAAAACTGTCCCGCACAATGCGGTGCAGATTCCGGTACAGCCGGTACTGGCATTGTTCCAGAGCGAGGGCATTGCGAACCCCGATCTGCAATACATCGCCCTGCACGTCGAGCAGCACCAGATCGCGCAGCCACGTATGGAATGTCGCCCGGTCAAGTTGCATCTCGATCTGGCTGTAGGCCGCGTGCCAGCGATCTACAATCTCCGGGTCGCCGTCGTATTGCGGCGGCTTCGGGAGCTGCTGACGGTCACCTGTCGCAGCTTCGTAGCCCGACGAGAGCGATGCCCGGCGTTCCTGTTCGCACTGTTCTGCCCATTGGCGCTCTAAAATCTCCGCGACATACGGCCAATTGCGCCGATCATGCTTCACGGCTTCGTCGAACGCATAGCGCACTTTGGCGTCCGGCAGCCGCGCGCCCCAGTCCTCGACCTGTCGGCGCAAAAGCTCCTGCGGCTCAAAACCGATCACCGCATTGAAACGTGCAATAATGTGTGCATCGTCGGGGAGAGGGGGGTAGGGGGGTGAGGGGCTGGATGCGCCTTGAAACGTGAAAATTTTAGGATTTACTGCCGAAGGAAAAGCAGCAGCAGCGGCTTCGTGCGCGCTCGCGCGCGAGTCTACTGCTGGTACTCTCGATTCAGACTCTAATAAAGATTCTGAGTCTAAAGACTCTAATACGGGGTCGCCTGTGACCTCTGCATAGGTCGCCTGTGACCTTCCATTGGTCGTAGATGACTTCTCCATAGGTCGCCCTTGACCTGTCGATAGGTCGCCTGTGACCTCTCGCACAGGTGTGCGGCGCGCAGGCAAGAAATCAGCCGTCCAGAAATCAATATCCGCCTGCACCGCGTCGAGGTTGAAACGATATTCGAGCGTCTTGTCGAGGGTGCTGCGCTGGTTGGGACGTTTTTCGAGGAAGCCGCGCTCGACGAGCAGCTTGAAGGCGGGTTTGATGTTGTGCTCGGTGAAGAGATCCCACAAAATGCCGCGCATGTCGGACTGGCGTTTGTAGATCCACAAAGAATCGTCATCCGGCTGCCACACGCGCCCGTTCAGGCGGCATGATGTCCAGAACTCGAATTCGTTCAGGATCGCCGCCGCGCAGGAATTGCCGTCGCAGATCGCCACGTATTCCATGCGAATCGCGGCAAAGCGCCCTGCCCCGTCGGGAGTCTCAACCAGTCGCGCGCAGCGATCATGCGCTTCATATTGCGCAGGCTCACTCATGATGCCTGCCGTTCATTACGAGTTTCTAATTGCGTATCCGCTCCCATGTGCGCTATACTCCGATTACTACATAAAAACGAAATCACAGCGCCCGTGCTTCCCCAAGAATGCGGGCGCTGTGTATTCCCCCTTAGAACGGGATTCCGCTCTTGATTTCCGGTTCTGCCACCTTTGCAGGCGCGCCAAACTCGGCCATCTTCTGAATAAGTCCCAACGTGCGCAGCGCATCACCCAGCGCCGAATGTTCGGGCGCGCTGGTGATCTCGACGCCGAGCCGTCGGCAGCCGTCAGTGAGCTTTTGCCAGCGGTAATTGCCGTGCCAATCGTTCCAGTCGCCGTGAAAACGCGCGTACTCAAGCATGGCGCACTGGCTGTACAAGCTGCCGAAGAAAACAATTGGATTGCCTGACTCGGCACCGCTGCCGTTTGCGGCGAGCATGTTGCCTAGAATGGCGGTGTCAAACTCCGCGTTGTAGATCACGACGATGCGCCCGCCAAGCGCGGCATTCAATTTGGGCAGCAGCTCGTTAAAAGTCGGCGCATCTTTCACGGACTCTTCCGTGATGCCGTGAATCGCCGCCGCGCCCGGATCAATCGAGATCGACGGCTTGACCAGCGTATCAAGCAGCACCTTGCCCGTCTGATCGACAATGGCGATCTGACACGCTTCGTCGTTGCGATCTCGATTCAAGCCCGTCGTTTCGGTGTCCAACACCACAAACCCATCCGGACGTGCCAGTAAGTCACGCGCCCACTCGGCGGCGAGCCGCTTCTGAGCCTCGGTATCCGACTCGATTGGTCGTTCGGGTTCGTCTTCCTCATCGTCGAAATTGTCAAAATCGTCCGTGTCATCCCCATAAGGGTCGTCATAGTCCGCTTCAGACAGGATCGGTGGCCCGATTTTCGCCTCAATCTGCGGCTGCGTGGACAAGCGCCATTCTTCAACCGGGCGCTCGTCGAGGGATTCCGCCATCCGCTGCGCGATGTCTTCGGACACGGGCGTGATCGCGTAGATCGCGCTGGGGCCGTAAAACTTGGTGAAGCCTTCGCGCTTCGCCGTTTTCGGCACATCCACGCGCATCAACGTCGTACCGAAGACTGCCGCCTCGCTGACCTTCCCGGCAATCCGCTGGTGTCCCATCAATTCGACGATGCAGTGTTGCTCGAATGCCATCCTGACGTTTTCCTTTCGCTTACCCACCGTTTAAATGCAATAATGATTGCAGGCCGCGTATACTGGGCAGCTATTACGCGGCTGATTTCTTCGTGCTCAAAAAGGACTATTGCCCATGTACACGCTTCAGCAAGCCGTCCACCACTTTCTTTTACTTGACCGTGCCCCGCAGACTCAGCGCACGTATAAGCGTGTCCTCGGTGAAATGGCCGCCGCGCTTGGTCCCCTCCGCGATCTCTCACTGGTGTCGGATGCCGATCTGCTCGACTACATCTACAAGCTCCGGGTTGACCGCGCCCTCAAAACCTCCAGCCTGTCGCTTTACGTCCGCATCATCCACGCCTTTTTCGCGTTCTGTCTCAAGCGGCAGTGGATCACAACGTCACCGGCTCAGGGGATTTTCATCGCCGAGAAACCGCTGGATCCGGAGCGCTCGCGCGCCATCCCGCCCGCGGTGCTGTCGGCCATGGTCGATGCCTCGCGCTACCACGCCCGCAACCTCGCCATTCTGCTGTTTCTGGCGGACACCGGCTGCCGGGTCGGCGGCATCGGGTCGCTCACGCTGGACCGGCTCGACGTCGAGAACCGCACGGCAGTGCTGCACGAAAAAGGCGACAAATGGGTGCGCGTGTATTTCGGCGAGCGCACAGCGGCGGCGCTGCGCGACTGGCTGGCCAAGCGCCCTGCGACCATGCACACGAGCCTGTTTACCTCCGGCGCTGGCAGGCCGTTTGTCGCCGACGGCATTAGTGCGCTCGTGCGCAGGCTGTCCACGCTGGTCACCGGCGGGCGCGCCTACGGGCCGCACAGCATTCGCCATGCTGTGGGTCATGCCCTCGCCAAGCGCGGCGTCCCTGTCACCATTACCGCGCGCAAGCTGGGTCACGCCAACTACCTCATGACCATGCGGCGCTACTACCCGGAGGACGATGGCTACGTGCGGGCGATCTCGGAGTCGCTCTCGCTGGCGGCACTGACCGAGGCGGAGCCGCCGCGCCTCACGCCGGACAACCCCAAAATCGTGCGCTTCAACCGTTCCGGCTGATTACACATTCAGTGGCGGTACGGCTGTGATTACAACACCGTAATCACGACTCGCGCCCGACAGCCCGCCTAAAAAGCCGTCCATTCAGTTATCTTAAGCTGCCCAGCCCGCCCCTCTCCAGCGATGGAGAGGGATGAAGCTATGTGCGCGCCCCGCCTCGAATCAGGGAAGCTGCTGCCACTCGCGCGTTCAATCTCCGTAACAGGCGACGTGATCGCCATCTCGATCTAAGTGCGGCCACTGCGCCGCCTGCTGTGCGCTCAAGCCCATTGCCACCGCCGTCGAGCAGTTGCCCGGACGTGCTGACGAACTGCTGCCTCCGGAGGACTGCGCCTGCACCGGCAGCCGCGTCGCCGGGCGCGCTGTCGGCGGGATCAACCGGGTTGCAATGGCGGTGGCGGCTGGCCTGCGCGTCGCCGTCTCACGCGCCTCGGTGGCGCTGGTTTCGGCGGTATTGTCCCGGTTCGTGAGCGCCAGCCCAATCAGGATGACAATCACGATCAACGCTATGCATCCGGCCTTGCTGTCCGACTTTTTCGCCGCCTTCGCGCGCCGCTTCGCCATGTTGCCCGTACCTTGATGGCAGCGACACGATGCGGATTGCAAACCCCGTGCCGCTAATTTTCCTGTGTTAAGGTACGGTAATTAAAGCACGAACTCAGCCATTTGCACCCGACGATTGCTCTACGGTTGCGAATTTCTAACTTATTAGCCGAAATCGGTAGTCAGAAATTCACAAAGATGAAGAACGTAAAGGCGATAACTGGATTAACTAGCTCTTTGTTCCGGCCCGTAGTCGATGTAGATCAAGTCGTTGATGGTGCAGTTCAGCCATCGGCACAGCTTGACAATCGGCTCGCTTTGGAAGCGATCAAACGGTTCAGGACTCATCCAGCGCGAAATCGTATTCGGGTTCAGTCCGGTTTCAGCAGCAATTTCAGCCTGCTTAATCCGCCGTCCCAACTCGATTTCTTTTTTGGTGACCAGTTCTTTCAGTTTACTTCGCACTTTGCCTCCCTCTTGAGGAGAACTTACCATGATTTATCCTACCTTGTCAAGAGAATTACTAGACGCGCAATGTTCCTTGCATTTAGCTAGTTGACAGTTTCGACGTAGATAGGCTATAATTTTACTAGCTAGATAGTTGGAACGTGTCGAAGGCGTGAAAATTATCTACATCTTACCATCAAACGAGTTTTTATCGCACGGGAGGACTTCTTTATGATCTATTGGCGGATCTTCCGCCCGCACCTGTATGTCAAGCGCTGGGACACGCTGCCCGGCGCGGTCTACTTCAATCTCACCATCGTTCGCCGCGCCGTCTAGGCGCGCATCTGGAAAGGAAATTGCATCATGTCCCTCACGCTCGACCCCATCGCCCCCGACCTTGACGCCCGCATCCGCGCCACCCTCGACAGCATCGGCGTCGCCGTCGTCGAGATCAAGCCCCTCGCCCGCCGCGATTCCGTCGTCGTCCACATCCAAGCGCACATGATCGGCGACACCGTGCGCGATGCCCTGCGCGAAAAAATCGCCACCGGCACGCCGTTCACCATCGGCGGCATCAACCCCACGTCCGTCGTCCTGCGCCTGCCTGCCGATTGGCTGCCGCCGGGCGCTGTCGAAGTCAATCCCATGTTCGAGCGCATCACGGCGGTGCTGGAAAGCGTCGGCATCACCGACGTGGATCACATCAACCCCGGCAAGGCCGCCGACGTGTTTATCGTCCATCTGCGCGAGTCGCGCGGCACGGATCGCGCGTGGGTCGGGCCGCTGGCGAAAACCTCGCTCAAGGTCATCCAATCGTCGATCAAATCGCTCACCGTGCGCGTCCCTGCCGATTGGCTCTCGGATGCGGCGCTGGTCGAGATCTTCGAAAAGGCCAAGGCCGATGTGCCCCGCCAGCGCGCCATCCTCGAGGAGCTGCGCCGCATTCGCCTTACGCCGACAGCGATTTACCCCACTGAAGACGACGGCACATTTAATGTTCATTTCGCCGAGATCATTCACGGCACTGAAACCACGCGCATCGTCAAAGATACGCCCTTCATGGTCGATGAGATCATCGGCAACACTTCAATTCTGCTCGGCGTCCCGCGCGATTGGCCCATTGATCTCGTCGCGGCCGCCGACGAACCCGCCAATGACATCGGCACGGATCCCGCGCCTGCCATCACGGATGCAATCGAGGCCAGCGCCGAAACACTGTCCGAGTCTGACGCAGCATGGGAAGCCGCGTATCATGCCGCTTTGGACAACGAAATGATGCAGATCGCCTACGAATCGGATTCCGAGCCGCTCGACACCGACGCGCTGCCCCGCTTTGTAGATCCCATCGCGCCGCCCACCGAAGATGCCGATCTGCTCAAGCGCGCAATCGCCGCCGAGCAGCTTGCCGGCGATCACCTGTTTGATCTGCTGGAAGCGCAGCAGGAAATCACCCGCCTGCGCGAGCAGCTTGCCTCTGCCGAAGAGTACCGCGACACCTACAAGGAAATCGCCGACTCGTTCCGCGACAACCGCCTCTCCGTCCCGGTGTGCGTCGAATTCGACTGCCTCAGCAATTCCACCCCGGCGGACATGGCGCAGCGCGTCAACAGCGGCTGGGCGTGCGTTCACTATCAGGTGGACATGGGCAAGCTCTACACCGTCTGGATTCGCAACGTCCGGGATGCCGCGCCCATCGACCCCCAACGCGCAGCGGCCCACGCGACGGTTACCCATGACGTGCCGGAATACGCGACCACCAGTGCCAGCGGCGAGCGCATCACCTTCGGTCAGCAGCCGGTGGGCGATCTCAATCATCTCAGCCCGGTCATGCAGCACGTCATGGCGCATCAGTCGCAGTTCCCGATTGCGTCCAGCATCGCGCGCAATGGCCTCGCCGACACGAAAGCCGATCTGAACGCGCAGGTTTTGGCGCGCGGTCAAGCGACCTTCGAGAGTTTCACCCGCACCCCCATCGCCCGCCCGCTGAGTCTGGCCGCCGGAGACTAACATGACCACCGACACGCAAACCGATCAGCAGGCCATCGCCGCGATGGCTGCCCAACAGGAAGCCGAGCGCATCGAAGCGGAATTACAGGCCGCGATGGATGCGATCAACCTCAACCTTGAAGCGCTGCACCAGTCCGAAGACCCTACGCAGCGCCTTGAGCTTGCCAAAAACACCTCGGATTGGTGCGGCTATCTCACCAGTCTGACCGCCAACGCCGCCGCGCTCAGCGGCAGTGCGATTGCAATGGCACAGGAAGCGCTCACGCAGCGCGACGCGGCGATGCAGGAACTTGCCGAACTGACCGACGCCGTGATTGAGATGGATCGGGAAAATCCGCTGATTGATACCCTCGTGGAATCTGTCGAGGAAAATGTTTCTGAATGGGCGTTTGAAAGCGCGATGGAAGACGCTTACGAGTCGACTGCGGAAGATCTGATGCGCGATGTCATGAGAACGCTCGAAGTCGATTGGCAGGAAGCTGATCGATTCGTTGACGTGATGCGCGGCCAGTACCGCCCTTGGCAAAAAACCGCGCCATCGCAGGAGGATGTCATCGACCATCTGATTGCCAGCCTCGAAGCCCGGCGCGCCCGCGTAACCACCGCGCCTTCTGAGGACGAGGGCGACGAATGAACCCTTACGCCGCCCTCCCTACCGCCGATCTCTGCGACCTGCATAACGCCGTGGCGTGGCTGAAGTTTCTCGCCAACAAACACCAGACCAAGCTGCCGCCCAGCGAATGGGCGATGCTGGACGAAAATCTGACGTGGATCGCCGATAAGATCGATACCGAGCTTGAACAGCGCCAGCTGCACCCGGAGCAGACGCGATGAGTAACGACAATTGGCGACGAATCGGCGCGGCACGGGTCGCGCAAATCGAGCGCGTCAACGGCGAGCGCCGCGAGATGCCCGCCGAAGCGCATCACCTCGTCCCGCCTACCGTCGTGCGCGTCAGCAATATCCCGCCCACGCGCGATGAAAAGGCGCTGCTGCTGCGCTGCGAACAGTTGGAGCGGATCATCGCCGATCAGAAGGCCGTGATCGCCGATCTGCGCGCCCAGCTTCGCGCCCCGGCGGGACTCAGCTTCGGCAGCCGCCCCGTCCTCACCAGCAAACAGGCCGCCGACGTGTTGGAGCGCAGCGTCAGCACCGTCTCGCGCTACTGCACGTCCGGGCATCTGGCCTCCGTGCGTATCAACGGCGAACTGTTCGTTTTTGCCGATCAGCCGCTCGCACCGAAAGAACGCAAGCGGAAATAAAAACCGCCCCATTCGACGGGGCAGCTTCTCGACAGCACAGGAGTCGCCTCACCGCAAATGTCGCGGCTCCTGATAGTAAGTATACACGAGGTTGACCATGAACCAAGCACCCGTCAAAACGCAGGCCGAAATCGACGCCCTCAAACACGAGTGGCAGCGCGATCCCTGCTGGGACATCGAAGAAACCGAGGGCTTCGAAGCCTACCGTGAAGAACTCGCGGCATGGCGTCGGGGCATCGCCTTCAAGCAGAGCCGCGCCGAATCGCGCCGCCTGCGTGACAAGGCCGATAACCTCGGCTGTTCCGTCGCGCTCGTCCGCTACATCGAACGCCTTGAGCGCGCCGTCGAAACCGTCGAGGAATTCCACCGCACCACCTACTACGGCGAACCCATCCCGTTCCCGTTCTATTCAGGCCGGAGATCGTAAGATGACTGACACGCAATCGCCTACCGAAACGGTGTTTGACCCGCAAAAGCACCTGATCCAACTCAAGGGCAAGCTCTACTTGGAAACCAAGTTCCGCATCCAATGGTTCCGGCAGGAACACCCGCGCGGCGCAATCCTGACGGAGATCGTCAGCCTCGATCCGGTGTTGGTGAAAGCCACGATCACCAGCGGCGAGGGCGTTGTCCTCAGCACGGCGCACGCTGGCGCTGTGGACAAAGGCAGTGCCGTATGGAGTGGTCGCAGCGTTGAAAAGAGCGAGACGGCGGCGATTGGTCGGGCGCTGGCACACGCAGGCTACGGCACGCAGTTTGCGACGTCGGAAGATTGGCCACAAACGGGGCCAGAGTACCAGACGCCACAGGAGAGCAGCGGCGGGGCGCGGCCACCGGCACGCCAGCGGTATCAGCCATTGCCGCCGGTAAGCGAAGACCTGCGCGATAAGGATGTGGCCTCACGTTTCATCCAGCGCTGGCGCGGTCAATCCCTCTCGGATACCGACGTGCTCGCCGCCCTCGGCGTCGCCAAGCTCAGTGAATGGACAAAAGGCCGCGCGGCAGCCGATGAAGCGGTAAATAGCTGGCTCGCCGCCAAGCTCGCACAGGAGTCGGCGTAATAGCGTAATAAGGCAGGGGCGAGTCTCACCTCGCCCCTCACTGGAGTCCTTTATGTTCAAAGATCGAATCAATCAATACACCTGTGATACTTGTGGCGGCACGATTACCACGATTGACCGTGATGACGGCACGACGCCGATGATGCTGGCGTGTCGGTTTACGGGCTGCAATGGTCGGATGATGTCGCACATGTACCGGGTTCAGCCCGGCCTAACACCAGATCATGAATGGTTCAAGCCCACTGGTAAAGTGGCGCGCATCCATCGGGAACATGTCAGCCGTGGCGGGCTGCTGATTCGCAAAATCGGCAGTGAGGACAGTTCCGATCAGAACGCCAACAAAACACCGGATAGGTAAAATTAACACGCCGGGGCGGGATTTGACCCGCCCTTATCCCAAAGGAATCCCACACCGATGATATTTCAGCAAATCGACGCGCTGCTCTCTGGTAAGAAAACCCAGACCCGGCGCATTGCAAAACCAACGGAGGCATCCATTTCGCATTTTCAAGCGCCCGACCTTATTCGACAGGTCTACACCTACGCGAATGGTCGCCGCATCAAGTGGAATATCGGGAACGACTATGCCATTGTCCCAAAGCGCGGCGCGAAGTCGATTGGTCGCCGCGTCCGTATCACTGGCATCCGCCGTGAACAACTGCACGCCATCACAGAAGCTGATGCGGTGTCTGAAGGCGTGGGGAGCGTTGCCCAATATCGCCAATTGTGGGAGTCGATCAATGGCGCGGGTAGTTGGGCGAAAAACCCTGATGTCTGGGTGCTGACGCTGGAGCTTGTTCAATGACCGACGCCACCCCGCGCACCCTCCACATGCCCGCATGGCCGTGTCCCGCCTGCACCGCGCACACCATCTACGCGGTCGATGGGGATTTCGTCTGCCACACCTGCGGCTGGAGCGCGCGCAGCGTGGTCCCGACTCTGACGGTGATCCTCATCGATGACGATCACCCCGACTCCTGCACTCTTTGCGGCGAATACGAACCCGGCGAGGATGATTTCGACACCTGCGACCACGAGACGGGCCATAACTGCATGTGGCATCCGGGCGCGCCTGATTGGGAAGCAAGCGAGGACGCGGAATGATGCCTTCGCGCTCGCAGGTGTCGCGCGAAGTTTACAAATCAGGAAAGAGTGCTTCGTCACCCAACGGCGTTTCGTTCAGAGTTCGCGTCTCGGCTTGCTTCTCGCGGATGTCTGAGGCGAGATTGGCAAGATAAACGATCCACTTCCCTGAGCGATAGTACTGCCGCTGCTGCCCATGGGAATAGTAAGCGATGGTCGCCTCTCGTGTATCTGACCGCGGAAGATTAAACGCCGGAATCGTGTCGCCCGATTGATTGGGGAGCTTAACGCCGATGTAAAGACTTTCAAATTCCTTTTCTTCGAGGACATTCATGGGCAGGATGCCCTGTATCAAAAGCTTGTCGTCTTCATACAGACCTTCTCGATTGAGGGCATCAACCCACTGGATTTTCCCGAGCGCTTGAAGAACGGTAACGGCATTGAGGTAATTACTGTCTGCCATGCTGGCCTCCATCCTTGCGAATTCTTTCACATTTCTAAAGGAACACTAGCAATGGAATGTGTTATACTATCAATCTCATCGTCAGAGTAGGTGGCCCAACCTGATGGTGAATTGCCGCTAGCTGCGAACTAGCGACAGACGGTCAAGAACCGGTCTAGACTTGGTAGCGTCGGCCACACGGACATGTCCAGACGTGTGGGTGGGTGACACGATACACCCGCCCACACGGACACCGGACAGTCCATGTCGTTTTGACTCGGATTTTGCGCAAAGCGCACCTCCTCGCCACTCACAACATAAACCCAACGGTGATCTGGGGTTAGGCCACCTGCTCTGACGATGAGAGTGCTGCAACCTCAAAAAGTAGGACAACGAAGAGCGGACTTTCCGCCTGCTTGCTTCTATTACGGAAGTCAAGTAAGATGAAAGCACACACACAACCAACAAATTTCTTGTTACCCTGCCCCAAGTTAGCGCTTGGGGTTTTTCTTTTGTGAGTTGCAATGTCGTTTGCATAAATGAAATCATAACGACAATCGCACCACGAGTCAACAATCTGTTCTAATAGTAAAATAATATACATTATCATGAAAAACTAGCGGAAGCGCTAGTTTATAAAACGCCCCGCCACACTCGCCGGGGCGTTCAATTTTCGCGCCAAAATCTGTACGGGATTTTTGCGCGGCTACCCGATCACCCACTCATACACGTTATACGCAGGCCACGTCAGCCCATTGATCGTATTCGCCTCGAAATGGGATAACAAGAATCGCCGCCCGCAATCGAGCCATTGAGGACTATAAGTCCCATGTGCCAGCCCCCAATCGACCAGCATCTCCGCTTCGCCCCACGGCCCCACCAGTGACGGCGATCTGCGCTGCACCGTCCCGTTCAACGCCGGGTCTAAATACGCTGCCAGCCATTCCATGCCGTTCCAGCAGATTGAGGCTTCGCCCACCGTGCCCGGAATCACCGCCGCCGCGCTTTCCCACGCGCCCCAGCCGCCGCCGTTCCACCACGCATAACTGCCTGCGTTGACCGGATCGCCCGTGCGCGCCAGTGTCGCCGCGCCCACTCTGCCTGCACCCGCCATAAAGGTGTACAGGTAGCCGTCTCCGGGCGTCACCAGCGCGGCCTGCGCGCGGCCGCCGTCGCCGTCAAACAAACGGTGCTTCGTCCATGTCGCGCCGCCGTCATTCGAGATCACCACGCCGCCGCTCACCGCCTGAAAATCGTGACCGCTGAGGGTTGTGGCGTCCGTATACCATGCCACGATCTGCCCGCCGTAGCGCGCGCAGCCGCTCGGCACACTCGCCGAGGCATCGCCATCCGGCTGCCACAGCGCCGCGTCGCCGTTGAGTGCGCTCAAGCGCCCGCCGCTCACCAGCCCGCCCGTGTTCGGGCGCCAGCCGCCTGCCGGTGACAGCGAGGCGAACGTGTCGCCGAACAAAAACAGCCCGCCGCCGCAGTTAATCGACAGATCGCGGTACGGCAGCCGCTCCAGATTGAAGGTGTCGATCAAGGTCGCACCGCTCTGCGCAAATGCAATCATGTGTGCAAAGCAGAAAACAAAAGCGACGCCGAGTAGCGTCGCCTTGAACAGTCGTTGCACTTGTTTGTGCATCTTACCCCTGCGAGAGATCCGGCGGGAAATAAGCGCCGATGCCGCCCGCTGTTAAATCGACTTTCGCCGTCTTCGCCGTCTCGCTGTTTGGCTGACCGTCGGTGACTTCTTTGAGCAGCTTGACCAGCGCCGCCATCGTCTCGACGGCCGTCTCGCCCATGCCGACAATGCGGTGAGTCGTTTCCTGCACCGAGGGCGGTGTTGACTGAAACAGCCGCTCGGCGTTGTCTTTGGTCGATTTATCGATCCGCCCGATCACCAGCAGCAGCGGCCCGCCGGTGGCTAGTGCGCCCATGACACCGCCGATCACGAAGGTCAGCAGCATCACGTTCTGCATATTCCAGAAGCTCGAGATTGGCACTTCAATCGTTTCGTCCGGCACCTCCACCACCGGCGTCGCCTCGACCACGACCTCCGGCACCGTCGTGGCAATCACGTCCACACCCGGCCCCGGCGTATTGGTCACCAGCACCACGTCCGTCGCGTCCTGCGCGTAGATCGGCACGGCAAACCCCACCAGCACCGCCAGCACAATCGCCAGCGCGATCCTTTTCACCTGCTGCATTCGACTCTCTCCTTCACTATGCAATCTTCTTTGCATTCCCCGTTAAAAAAGCTGATTCAGCCAGTCCATCACCGCCACAAACACCCCGCCGCCGCCGATCAGCCCCAGTCCCAGCTTAAACCACAGCGGCGCGGCCTTCACGCCCTGCCACAGCGAGCGCATCAACTGCCGCCGCCGTTCCTCGCGTGCGGCCTGTGCCTCTAAGAAACGGTCAAAGCGCGCCAGCCGCGCCTCGATCTCCTGCCGGCGCGTGGCATCCGTCGTCGCTTGCAAGCGCACCGTCTCCGTCAGTTGATTAACAATCGCCACCAGCGACGGCGACCCATCTTTCACTGTCGGGTCGCCATGTACGCTCGCAAACAACCGGTTATGCTGCTCGGTCAGGCGCTCGACATTATTCGTGAGCGCCGCCAGCTGCTGCTGGAGATGCTCGTAACGGCTGTCCATCTGGCGCTCGAACTCATCGACCCGTGTTTGCGCCGCCAGCAAGCCCTCGTCGCGCCCGGACAAGCGCACCTGCACCTGCCCTGTCAGATTGGCCAGCAGTGTCCGGATCTGCGCGAATTCATTCGTGATCGGCGTCAGTTTGCTGCCGAGCGCCTTATCGATCATCCACGCCGCGCTCTCACGCCAACGCTTGGCCTGACTTTCGACCAGCGCCGTCACTTCGCCGAGCGTCGCGCGCTTGCCAATTTCCTCATAGACGCGCCGGAATTCTTCCGCGCGGGCGGTGGCGCGCTCGCGCACGAGTCCATCAATCGTCGTGTTGACGTACTGATGCACATTCGTGTCGAGCTGCACAATCGCCGCATCCAGCATGTGCTGAAATTGTTCGCGCGTCGCGTCGTCCACTAGGTTCTCCATCGCCACCGCCTAAGTTCAGGCGAGAGCGCAGGCATACGGATCGAGTTCACTGTCTGCATGAGCTTCCCGGCTCCTTCTCCCTCAAACGTGAAGCGCAGCTACATCAACGCCGGAGCCGGGAAGCATCCGAGGGCGTCAACATCACTGCGCTTCACAATTGAGTGTATCGTCAAAATTCCCCTCGCATAAAGCACTGTTCGTTACAATCCCGTTACGATCACTTTTTCTTGTGCTTCGCTTTGATCTCCCGCCGCAGCGCGTCCGGGTCGAGATCGCCGCGCTCGCCCATGAACGTGCCCATCGCCAGCACGCCGCCGATCACGCCGCCGAGAAACAGCGCCGCCGCGCCAATACCAAACGCCAGCCCGAACACGAGCGCAAATCCAAGGAGTGCCGCCACCAGCAGCGCCGACGCGTTGTGCTGCATCACGCCACCGCCCGCGCGGCGAGCCAGCGCAGCAGCCGCAGCGCGACGATCACACCCACGCGCACCGCTTCCAGCTTCGCGCCCGCCGCGAGCGACGCCCAGTTGTCGGTCAGGTCGGCCATCGCGGCGCTGTAGGCCGCGAGCGCTGTCTGCGCGCCCGGCTTGGCCGCCGTTTCCTCCTGCGCCCGCTGCGCTTCGGCGATCTGCGCGGGTGTCATCTGCCCCGCATCGTGCGCGCTGACCAGTCCCTCGATTTGCAGTTGGGTCAGTTCGTCCGGCACCGCCGTCAGCAGCACCCGCACGCAGCCGGAGTCATGCGCCACGCCCGCGACGAGCGTCCCGTGTGCCGCTTTCAGGTCCGCGTCCAGGCGCGGCGCATTGATGGCGCGGGTCTCCAGCTCGTGCAGTTCGGCGGGAACATCCTGTTCGTCCGTCAAAATCAGTTCAAAGGTCATCTCATGCCACCTGCTGCACGCGGAACTGAGGCCGCCAATCTTTGCCCGCCGTCGTGCCGTTGAAAAGGCGCCCGGTATCCGCCGAGACTTTCCATTGCAAGCGAAACTCGTAGGTTCCGGCGGCAAAGCTATCACGATACGTAAACGACATGGGGGTATTTGCGCCGCTGCCACTGGCAAGCAGCCCGATAATTCCATCGCCGCCGCAGACCCGCCCCACGCCCACCTCGCTAATATCGAGGCTGATGCGGGCGGAATCGATCTGGAAAACGCCCTGAAAGAAGAACTCAAGGTCGCCGCCATCGGTGGTAATTTCGCAAAATAACCACGTCGCGCTGATATCGGCAAAACTGGTGCTGGTGGTTGTGAAGTCCGTCCCCTGCGTGACGTTGATAAAATCTTCGGGCGGGTCTTTGAGCGCCAGCAGGTTGCCGATGATGTCGGTGTTGTAGATGCTCGCCGTAATGAGCGTGCCGGTGGTGCGTGTCGATGGCGTCGACCACGCGCTTTTCAGCAGCACCCACAGCGCCAGCAGCAGGCCAAGCCATCGTTTCATAGGCCGACTCCGTGTTCTGCGTTTTCACGCGCCAAATCGTCCACCGTTTCCGTTGTCAGCCAGTTGCGCGTGTTCGGATCGTTGCGGAGCAGCAGCAGCCGCTCGATCTCCGCCCGGTCTTCGGGCCACACCAGCGCGCAGGCCATAAAGCTGTTGCCCTGCATCGCGCAGTCCGGGCAGAAGTACGGCTCGCCCGGCTCGACCACAATTTCGCCCGCGCAAAAGGGACATGAGCCGACCCAATTCGAGTGGTTGACCCACGCCTTGACCGGTTCGCCCTGCGTCGCCCAATTCACGCCGGAGTCCCAGCGCTGGCGCATCATCTGCTCGATCCACACGCGGTACGAACCCGCGCCGCGCACGCTCACCTGATCACTTGCGATTTTGATTTTCATAAGCCTAAATAGGTCGTCTCCCCCAGTTCACTCCGGCCCGCCGTGCCCAGCAGCCAGCCATCGAAGATCAACGCCGGTTCGAGCGCGTAGCTCGTTTCCAGCACCGTGCCTTTTAACGTCCAAGTGTGGCGCTCGCCGACGATAAAATACTCCTGATCGTGCGCCGTCTGCGTCTCCTCGACCGCGATCCGGTCGCCGATCGTGCGCTGAAGCTGCTGGTTCAGGTTCGTCGTATCCTTGTTCAGCAGCGTCATGCCCGTCGCCATCCCGCGCGGGTCTTTGCGGTTTTTTACCTCGTTCGCGCCCACGTTTTTCGCAAACTCCGGGCCGTCGATCAGCTTGGCGTCGATAATCATCACGCGCCGCCCGTAGTCGTCAATCGACGGCTGCCAGATACGCTTGATTTCCTGCCCGTTCCACGTCGTGACCTTGCGGCCTTTGATCGTGCAGATCGTCACCACGCAGTCCTTGGTCGCGCTGGCGTTGTTCAGCGTGAACAACACCGACTGCGCTTCCGGCGTCCAGCCCGTGATGGTGACGTTGGCCCCTGTCGAGTCGAGCGTCCCTGCGCCTGTCGAGGGCGTCACGAGGTCGGTGCCGCCCACGCGCGCGTCGCCCGCCGCCGCAAAGCGCGCCCGCATCTCCAAGCTCTCGCCGCCCAGCAGCGTAATGTCGTCGTCCAGCGTCCACAGCGTCTCGGTGGCAGTGGCCGAGACTGAGCGCCGGTAGTATTTCACGCGGCACTCGTTCACGATCAAATCGCCGTAGCTGTAATCCATCGACACCATCACATCGGTGAACGTCGCGTCCACCGTCGTGTCGAGCTGGAAGCGCTGCCGGTTAAAAAAGGCTGCCTGCCCGCTCCGGTTGAAAAAGAACTTCCCCCGCTCGCCCACCATCAGCGCCAGAATCGCGTCATACGCCGTCGTGAATTTGTCGAAGTTGTCGCCCACCCACTCGAACGTCGATTCGCCCGTGTCGAGGTCGTAATCACTCGCGGCCACCGAGGGCGGCAGCGTCGTCGCGGCTAAAATCGTCTCGATCACCTGATCCGCGCGTTTGTTCGTTTGCAAGGCGAGGTTCAGTTCGTCCGCGTCCAGAAACTGCTTCGCGCCCACGCACGAGATCCGCGTCAGAAACGGCCCGCGCGTCCCGCCCATCGTCGGCGCGATCACGTCGATCCAGCCCACCCACAAATTCGTGTCCGCCACCGGCGACGCCGTGCCTTCGACCCGGATCGTGCGCTGCGGCACCATCTCGCCAAACAGCGGCGAGGACGCATACTCCGGCGAAAACACCTTCGAGGGGTTATACAGCACAAACTCGCCCTCGTTTTCGTCCGCCATGTGCTGGTACGGGCGGCGCATCCCCAGCGCCCAGCGCGCGCTTTTCAGGTGGTTGGTCAGGTTGTCATAGAGATTTGACGCCCCGCCCGCGTTGAAGCCGGACGGCGCGGTGCTGCCCGCCACCAGCATGAAGCCGGTCGCTTCAATCACGCACGCGGTGGCGTTATTTTGTTTCTCCGGCTTATAGCGCAGGAAATTATCCCCGCCGCTGATCGTGATCGTGCCGCCAAACAGCTGCCAATCGGCGGTCAGCACTTGATTGGACGACTGGAATAACGTGCCGCTTAGCACGTTTTTCACAAACAGCGCAAACGGGACGCCCGCATACCCCGACACGCCGCGCATCCAGCACCCGACCCAATACGTCTGGCCGTTGGTCACGGGGATGTCGTCCACCACGCCGCCGCTGCTGCGCCCGAAGTGTCCGCCCACCGTCAGGCTCGTGTTCACGGAGATGCGAAAGACTTTTTGCCCGTAGCGCGTCTCGACGGCTTCTTTCGTCGCGGTGCAGCCCGCGTCGGCGCTCACGTCGATGTTGGCCCACGTCAGCGGCGTGGGCATCAGGTTCAGCCCGTCGCCGGGACGCGCGTCGCGGTTGACAAAGCCGTCGTTGTCCCAATCGGCGAGGAATGCCAGCGGGACTTGGTTCGCCACCGTCATCGCTTAACCGTTCGCCCGGTTGCGCCGCGCGCGATCGACCATCTCGGCGACTTCATACGGCGACTCGCCGTACACGTTGTACGTGTCGCCGCCGCCTGAGCCGCTCAGTCCTGCCGCTGCCTGCTGGCGCTCGTTGAGGACGACTTCGCCTGCGTGCGCGTAGACCAGACCGTCGCTCAAAATCGTGCCGCCCGTGTCGAGGGTGGGCGCCATCCCTGCCGTGCCTCCAGCACCCACTCCATCGCCGCCTGTCGAGCCGCCGGAGAGGCCGTTCAGTTGGCTTTGCAGCTGCGCGGCGACTGCCGTGATGTCAATGTAGCCCGGTGTCACCACCAGATCGACGGCTGCCGTCGCCATAAAGGTCGCCGCCGTCGCCGCGTCAATCGCCATCTGCGTATCGTCCACCAGCGGCGGAATCGGAATATTGAGGTTGGTGGCCACCGGCACCAGCGCGTTATAGAGCTGCTCATCGCCCGCGCCCGCCGCGGCGGTGATCGCATTGCTGATTTGCAGGCGCATCGCCGCCGACATGTTTTCAGTGATGGTGGGATCAGATAGTAGTCTGCCGAGCGTGCTGGAGATCGAAGAGGCCGCGCCTTCAAAATTAATCTGCGCGCCCAGATCAACCGTCCCCGCCGCCATTTGCTCGGCCAGTACGCGCTGCACCTCACTGGCAAGTTGCATGTCTTCAAGCTGGCGGCGCACATCGACCTGAGTCGATTCGATCATGGGCGCAATATCGATTGCGCCTGTCGGCAGCGTCGCCGTCGCATCGAGAATCACCTGCCGCAGCTCGCCGACCTTCGTCACGATCGTGTCGATCATGGTCAAAAAGAACATTTCGAGGCTGCGCTGGATGTTGTCGCTGATGATGATCAACGACTGAAACGCATTCACGAGGCCGGTGTTCAATTGGCTTAGGCCAGCAGAGATGTCCACACCGATGAGATTGCCAATTGCATCCACAATCTCCATCAGCGCATCCGCGCCAAACTGCGCCACCGCGTTTTGGAGCGTGATAATGCCCTCACCCATCCCGGTTAAAAAGCCTTTCACATCTCCTTCTCCGGCGGCGCTGATTGCCCCCACAATACTTGCAAGCGCTGTCCCAAGTGCAGGCAGCTGCTCACTGAGCGCGCTCAAGATCCCGCCCGCCGCGTCCAGCCCGACTTCTGCAATCGCCGCGATGAAAGCACCAACCCCCGCAGCCATGCCGAGCAGCTGCTGACCGACTTCATCAAGCCCACTGGTATCCGCCGTCGACAGATTGGCCAGAAATCCCGTGATGCCCTTCGCAAAATCCGTTAAGCCACCTGCAATACTCTGAAGTGCAGGGCTAAAGAACTCAATCAACTTGTCTTTAAAGGCGACGAGCGAGGTGCCGATTTCTTGCAAGCTTGGCACGTCCAGCCCGGTCAGGTTCTCAATCGCATCGGTAACGTTTTCAAACAGGCTGATCGAAATTGTGCTGAGCGCTTTGCCAATCGTGCTTAAGCCCATCGACAGCCACGTCATGTCGATCTGGCCACCGCTGAAAATGGGCTTGGTCGCCATCCACAGGTATTCGAAGCCCAGCTTCAAATCGGTGACTGCCGTGCCGAGGTCGTTTAAGAAGCTGTCCAGCGTGCCGCCCGCTGCCATAATCGCCCCGATGCCCGCCGCGAGCAGGAACACGGGCGAGAGCAGCACGGCGATCGCGCCGGAGGCTACCGTCGCCGCGGTTCCAATGGCAGTGAGGAGGGTTCCTGCGCCTGCAATCAGCGGCCCGGCAAGTATCAGCGCGCCGCCGATGGCGAGGATTTGCTGCGTGAGTTCAGGGTTTGCGCTGATCCAATCCGTGATTGCGCCGACGAGCGGCGTGAGATTGGTCGCCAAATCACTGACGACAGGCAGCAGCGAATCCCCCAGCTTGATGGCAAGGCCGGAGATCTGTGCTTTCAGGTGATCGAGCTGCGCAGCGCGGCTGGCGTTTTGAATCTCCTGCGCCATGTCAGTTGCGCCTGCGGCAGTGTCCTCGAAATTCCCGATAAATTCTTCAAAGGCGGGGTTATTGAGCGCAATCGCGCCGCGCAGCGCTTCGACACTGCCGAGCGCCGAAGCCATCTCGTCGGTCGAGCCGCCGAGCGCCCGCTGCAAACGCCCTGTTGCCCCCGCCAGCCCATACATTTCAAGGGCTGCCGAACCGCTTTCGACGCCCATCTCTTCGAGCGCAGCCTGCATTGCCGCATTCGGATTCAGGAATGCGGTCATGACGCCTGAAAGCTGTGTGGCGGCCTCGGATGCGGTTGCGCCGGTCGTGGTGAGATACGCCATCGACGCCGCGAGATTTTCGAGTTCGACGCCGTTCGCTGCGGCCAGTCCTGCGACCTGCGGCAGTGCGGCAGCAAACTCATCCATCGTACCGACGCCCTTGGCGACGAGCTGCGTGAGGATATCGCTCGCAAAGCCCGCGCGCTGGGCGCTGTAGCGATAGGAATTCATGACTGAAATCAGGGCGGAGGTTGTGCCTGTGAGGTCGGCATTTCCCGCTTCCGCCGTCGCGATCGAGGCATTGAGGATCGCCATATGGCTGGAGGCATCGCTCACGCCGCCGACGATATCGTAAAAGGCTTCGGCAGCGGCTTGTGGCCCATACCGCGAGGCCGAGCCAATGGCGAGGATCTGCTCGTTCAGGCCAGTCATCTCGTCGGCACTGCGCCCTAAGACCGCGCCGACATTGGTCATCGCCTCGTCAAATTCAATCGCCTGCGTCGTTGCGACACTGAGGCCAATGGCGAGCGGTGCCGTCATGACCGCCATTGCAGCGCCGACGTGCTGCATCTGGCCGCCGAGGCGGGTCATTTGCGACCCTATATCCCCGGCGAACCCGCTTAACATCTGTCCGGCGCTGCGCAGCCCGCGTGATAGGCCGCTAATGTCCGCCCCGACCAACACATCCAGCGTGGCGACTGTGCTCAAAAAGGCTCTCCAAGAATCAAAACGCGCCTCGTCGGCGCGTTATTTGGCTCACTCTTAGTATAAAGGTTCGTCAAGCGTGAAGGCTCATGCAGGCGTCAGTGTCAACAAAACCGTCGCGCGATCTCCATCGCCGTAGAAGATGTTATTGTCAAACACGATGAGATAGGTACTGCCCGCCTCAAGCTGCACGTCAGCCGTCACATTGCCAACGTTTGTGCCCGCAATGGTGACGACGTTTTCAGAGAAAAATTCCGAAAAATTGACGAGGGTCAGGTCAATTCCCATTTCTCCCTCAACGCGCTCCATTGACAATGTATAATCACCGGCGCTATCAATCGTGACCATTGCCAGCGCTTGGAAACCGTCTCTTTCAATGGCGAGTTCCACGCCATTGTTGACATAGCCGGACTTTCCAACCACCACTTCCGCAGCGCCCGGTTCTTCGGCGGTCACGACCACCGTATAGAGTCCGGCTGCGGGCAGCTCGGCAATCACAAAGTTTTGAAAGGCGTATTCCTCTTTGAAGCCGACGGTGCGCCCGACAGAGTCACGGAGATCAACGTCGAGATTACCGATGACAAAATCAGTGTAGCGCGCCAAGAAATAGACAACATCGCCTTCCGCACCTTCGAATTGAGCAAAGAATTGCTCACCAGCTTCTTCAAAGGCATAGGGTAGGCTCTCGTTGTAGGTCAGGCGAGGCACATCCTCCTGCGCGGCGATAGGTAATGCAATCAAAATTGCAGTAATGAGAATAACAAGGGCTTTCATGGCGGGACTCCTGTGAATTTTTCAGCTTACTTTAGTATAAGCCCATATCACCACAGGGAAACCACCACAAATCAGGGTATTCAGCGCCGATCTTTCTGATGCATTTTCTTGTATTGGACAAGGGCAGCTTCAATGCCCAAAAGCACCTGAATCGTGTCATACGGCAGGCTGTCGATATACTCCAGCGTCCAGCCCGTGTAGATTTTCGCCAGCGCCGCGCGCGTCCACTCCCACGCGAGGTCACTGTCCATCTCGTATTGCTCACCGACCTCAAGATGCAGATAAATCGCGCGTTTTACCGCGCGCGCACGTTTTTTGAGGCCTGAACTAAACCCTCGATCAAGTCGGAAAATTCGCCGTAATAACTCATGTCAAGATACGTGTCCACCTTACCCGGATCGCGCCCGCCAGGCAGCCGCTTGACGACCTGTGTCAGAAATGCCGCCTGCTCCTCGACGTTGTTCTCGCGCGTTGCGGCGAAGAAACTGTTGATCTGGCGCGCCGTGACCTTCGTCAGATCATACTCGACCACATCCACGACTGCCGTGCCGTTTTGCTTTTCAACCAACTCTGGCATTGTTTGCTCCAGCTTAAAAAGGGGCAGCCTCAAGCCGCCCCATCTGCACACTTCATTGCATGAACTAGAAGACGATGGTGTCGCCGTCGTAGGCATAGTCTGCCCCTTGAGGCAGAAACTCCACCGTCACCTTGATCCCGTCGTCAAACGGGATCGGGCGCGAGCGCTTCGCCACCAGCGCGGCGATACCCCACTTCGGCTTGCCCGTCGCCGAGCCGAGCGGCCCCCACAGGAGCGTTCCGGTGTCACCGGGCTGCAAGCGCGCCGCCGTGGCCGTGCCTGCCGTGCCGGTATAGAAAAACTCGATACTGGCTGACCAGTTTTTCAGCGTGGCCTTAAAGCCGCGCATCCCGTCGTTGCCCGCGCTCATATCGGCGGTTTCCTGCTCGTAGTCCTCGTTGAACGCCGTGTAATCCGCGCTCAACGTGACCGTGCCGCTGCCGTCGATCCACCCGGCATAAAAGTCCTTGCCGGTTTGACGCTCTGAAAAAGCCATTGTCTATCCCCTTCCTACTGCGCGGCGCGCACGCGGAACGTGCCGCCCGTGTGGTGATACTGCCCTCGTTCGGTGTTTTCGACATACGACAGCGGGTTCTGGTGCTGGCAGCGGTACGCATTCCACGGACTCTCCAGCGTGAGATCCGCGTTATGCAGCGCGCCCCGGATGAGGTCGGCTACCTGAGCCGCCTGCGCGCCTGTCCTCGCCACACACTTGACCGCCAGCACCACGTCGAGTTCGTCGCGTGGGCTGCGGTTCGTGCTGCCACCGGCATTGATGTCGAACGCAATATACGGCAGCGCGGCCTCAAGCGGCGCTTGCCCGAAGTAAATCCGCGTGCTCACGACGCTCGTGATTGCCGCGGTACCGGCCAATTTATCGCCCACGCCCTTGCTGATGGCTTTGATCATTCAAGGAATCCTTGAAAGATGCGTGGGACTTCGCCCTCAAGTTCGCGCGCCATCGGCCCCATGAACGGGCGCGCGGCCATCTTCGACGTGCCGAATTCGAGATGCGGCGCGTAGTCCACGCTCGTCACAATCGCACGGCTCAATGCCCCGCGCGGCTCGACGTGGATGTCGTTCATGAGTGTCCCGGTGTCAATCGCAGGGAATTCGCCCGGCGCGCTGGCGGTATGGCTCACGCTGCCGCGCGTGTACGTTTGGCCCGCCGCGCCCGTCCCGAAGCTCATCTGCACGATTCGCTGTCCTTCAAAGGCGACGGCCTGCACCGCGTCGGCGGCCTTCTGCGGCGACTGGCGGATGATCTGCTCCAGCTTGGTTTTGTCGAGGTTGACTCGAAACGTCGGCTGCATCTACCCTCCCGCCACCTTCGCGCAGAGGACGCGCGTCACCAGCCGGTCGGAATGGACGTTGTAGAGCTGCAAGACTTGCAGCGTATCGCTCCCAAACACCACGCGATCCCCGTCGTCAATCGTTGCGTTCCACGGCAGCGTCAGCATGAAATAGGCGCGGTTCGCCTCACGGTCTGCCACCATGCCGCTGCTGTCGTTCCGGTTCGTGTACGGGTCGAGGCGGCAGGCCACCGCCGTGCCCACCGTGCCCGCGCTCGACTCGTCCGCGAAATAATGCGAATCCACGCTCGTTGTGGGGCGCAAAATGTTGCAGGTGTCGAACAGCGTTTCGAGGACATCGGCGCGCATCGCCGTCAGCTCGTCACTGGTGAGAAACGTCATGCGTAGCTGTCTCCCAGATCATCGCGCACGCGCGTCACCGTCCGCGCCGGGGCGCTGCTGCGGTAATACTTGGCCTGCTTCATATACATGTCATGCAGCTGGCTGCGCTTCAGGTTGTGGTTGTCCGTCACCAGATCGAAACGATCCGTCACGTGCGACGCCTTGCGCGTCCACACGTCCGCCGCGGCGCGATCCAGATCATAGGCACGGTAGCTCAAATAATAGGCGCTGCCCGCCTGATCGCTCGTGAAGCGGATGTGCTTGGCGCTGTAATTGACGGTATAGGCCGCCTCGGCGATCACGCTGCCCGCGCTGTTTTCCAGCCGCCATACCGCCGTGCCGCTCGTGCCTTCTTCTACAAAGTCGCCGTGGCACCAGAAATAATCGTGGTACACAGCGCTGCCGGGCATCTGGATTGGTTCGGCTTCCAGCGGCTGCCGGGTGTAATCACGGCGGAAGCGGTCACAGGCGGCTTGAAGCTGGTCATCTGACCAGTACGTGTCGCCGGCCAATGAGTAATCGGCGCTCCCTGCATTGCAGCGCGCCCGCAGCTCGTCGAGGATATTGACCATCCCAGCGCGTGCGGCCATCTACCACACCTCCCCGTCGCGCGCCGCCGTCAGCAGCGCTTCCATCGCATCCAGCATCACGCGGCTGTCGTGCGTCTCGCGCACCCACGCGCGCGCCTTCGCCCGGTCGAGCGCGCCCACGTCCTGCGCCGCGTCGATCAGCTCGTTCAGATCGCGGCACACAAACCCGCTGACGCAGTGCTCGACGTGGCAGGCCGTCCCCGTCCAGTCGAGCGTCAGCACGGGCGTGCCGCAGGCCGCGCTTTCGAGGTTCACCCTGCCCCCGGCATCCTGACGGCACGGCGACAGCAGCGCCGCCGCGTGGCCGAGGAATTCATACAGCGCTGCGTCGTCATTGATCTCGCCGTGATAATTCGGGATCTCGCCCACGCCGAACTTTTCGCCCACAAAATGCACGGGTGTTTGCGTTTGCTTGCCGACTTCCAGCGCCAGATCGTAGCCCTTGCCCACGTGCAGCTTGTGGCAGAATGCAAAATACATTGCCTCTTTGACGTAGCGCCCCAGCTTCGGGGTTGGCACGTCCACAAACGGAATCGCGTCCACGTCGATGCCGAGCGGCACGATCTTCGCGGCAGGAAATTCGATCTGCTGCCACGTATTGCCGACCACCGCGCGCGGCGGCTGATACTCACACTCCAGATCGACGATCCAATTGACCACCGGCAGCGCCGGGTGTACTTTGCTGAGTTCGTGGACATGACTGAGGTCGAGATAGGCGTCATCGCCCCAGAAATCGAGCCGTTCATGTGGCATCAATTTCACGCGCTCGATCTCATCTTTGTCCACCACCAGCTTGCAGCCGTCGGGCGTATCGCTGCCCGGCCCGGCGTACAGCGTGACGTGATGCCCGCGCTTTTGCAGTCCTGCCGCCAGATCCCACGCTAAGCGTCCGAGGCCGTGCCCACCGGCGGGCTTGGTTGGCATCCGGCAGTCGCTGAGTACGCCAATCTTCATTGCGCCCCCGCCGGAATAAATTTAGCCAGCGTCGATTTCAAAAAGGTCACTTCCGCTTGGGTGTAGCGCTTCGTATACGTGCGCGTCGTCACCTCGAAGCAGGTCGTATCCTTATTGGGTTCCAGCGCGAACGCCCCGGCATCTAAACACGCCGTCAGCTGCCCCGCGTACTCCGGGTGTTCGTGCTCAAATTTAAAAATCTCGACGTCGAGCCGCGCCAATTTTTCCAGCGGCGTCAGCGGCTCGAACTGCGGCCCCATTTTCTCCGTCACATCCACCACCGGATTGCCCGCATAGGTGCGGTCTTGCCGCAGATTGCGCGTGACGTTGCTTTCGTTGAAGACCATCGCCCGCGCGCCAATGTGCTGCGCGCCGCCCACCGTCACCCTCGCCACCAGCCACACGTCATCCTCAATGGTGAGCGCATATTCTTTGTCCCACCGGCAGCCCTGCACCGTGTCGCCGTGCCGGATATGCGTCCAGATCTGGCTCAAACTGCCCACGCCGACATGATCGCCAATCGTGAGGCCGCCGCGGCTGTCGAGCTGCACGCTTTTGCCAAAATAACCGTTGCGCCCGATGCGCATCGGCTTCGTTCCGCCCAAGAAGCTGCCCTCGTTGATGCGCGTATAATCGCCGAGTGTGAATTCCGGCACGATGATGCGCACGCTCGGCCCAATGTAGGCAAAGTCCCGGATGACGACCTTCTCCGCGCGGATGAATACACCCGGTTCAATGACCACGCCGACGCCTAACTGGACTTCATCGGCTTCGATGGTGCCGCGATTGACGGCAGGCCAGCGGCGATACGCTTCCTGAACCGGACTTTCGACGGCCTCAAATTGCAACTGGCTCACACTCGACTCCTTCCGCTTCGGGCTTCCGTAGTGCCAGCCGCTGCGCCGTCCGGGCATCGCGCGCCTGTTCGCGCGCCGTCGCGCCCGTCGCGGCATCCAGCGCCGGGAACATATACTCGCGCCACACGCGCCTCGCGTCGTACTGCATCGCAAACGCGCGGCAGTCCTCGCGCAGCACCGCGTCGTCTTTGCGCGCCAATGCCCACTCGAGTCCGGCGAGGATCTGCGACGGCAGCACGTTCGCCTGCTCCGAATATTGCAGCGTCATCGCCAGCCCATCGAACGGGTCGATCTCGATCCCATAGCCCGGTCCCACCAGCTCGGCCATCGCCGTGACTTTGGTTGTTATTACCGGGCAGCCGCAGTTATGCACGAGATACCCGCCAGCGGTGTATGTGCCGCTTTCAGTTGTAAGGTTATAGACAGGGAGATCGGTTACTTGCCGTCGCTCAATTTGCGTGACGGGTGTGTATTGAGCGTTCGGATACGCTCCATGATGAATCGCTGCCTCTCGGTGTACGTCTCCGTTTTCGTCTGAGCGCGTCGAATTTCGCACCACTCGATCATTAATTCCATGCGCTCGCGTTTGATGACTAAGTAAGGCAGCAGCGCCTTGTATAGTGGAAGATGCGTTAATCCTTCGATGTGAAATTGAAAGTAGGGCTGCCGATTTAGCTGCCGAGGCTTCGCTACTTCGATATAAATTGAAGGACCGCTCAAAATTGATTCCAGCCAATCCATAAGCTGTTTGGTTGTACTGGCGATTCGAATGCATGGCTTGACTTTGCCAGCCCGCATTTTGCGTACCGAGATTGAGCCTTCTCCGTCGATCAGTCCAGCGATGTAAGCCAATTGCACATCGCTTAAAGTCACCGCTTTTAATGGCGTCATCTGCTCGAAGGGTTTGCCCACGCCCGCCAGTCTCAATTGATGCATCGCAGAGTTGTAACTCATGCCCGCCAACTGCGCCGCCTCTTGTAAAGGCATTGTCTTGTAAGCCTGAAACAAGGTTTCCAATTGCGCCGGAGTAAACTTCCGAAAACCCTTCGCTGGCATGTTGTTTCCCCTCATTATTATGATTGAGAGTATACAACATCTCGTCATCTAGTGCAATGTCAGCGGCACGTTTCCAGCCACGGCGCGTCCAGATGGGGTGATTCGCGGTTGCTTCTATCGACCCATGCGGGGTCGATATAGTGACCATCTCACCGGAATAGAACCGCTTCATACCTCTGATAATGCCCTTTGCTTCAATCTGTGTTTCAGCAGGGAAACACGCCTGCGCCTCAATCAACGGGATCTCGAAGCCGCCGCCCGCGCTCGGCAGCACCAGCACGTCCGCCGCGTTATACAGCGCGGCCATCGCTTCGGTGTTGAACGCCCCGCGCGCCAGCCGGTATTCGTCGCCAAAGCGGATCGCGGTTGGCGGGATCTTGTAAAACTCGGCCACGCGCTGCAAATCAATCGCGCTTGGATGGTCGGCCTGCGTGTGCAGATACAGAATCGCGTCCGGGTGCGTCTCGACAAAGCGCCCCCACGCCTTCAGCAGCCGGTCGAGCGATTTGCGCGACGGCCAGCCTTTGTTGGACGCTACCGTCACGGCAAAAAACGCGCCCTCCGGCACGCCCCAGCGCCGCCGCGCTTCCGCACGATCCCCCGGCTTGAACACGTCCGTATCCACGCCGTGCGGCACGTAAAACGGCTCCAGCCCGATGCGCTTCATCTCGCGCTCGGCGAAGCGGCTCATCGCCCACACGTGTTTCGCGTGTTTCAGCCCTGCTTCCACCGCGGGCGGCAGCGGATCATGGTCAATGGGCGCCCATGCTGTGATCGGGACGGTTTTGAGGGTCTGTGCTTCCAGCACCCACACGTCCATGAGCGCGATCACCGCGTCCGGGCGCTGTGCTGCGACGTGCGCGGGCAAAATGTCGTTGCCCCAGCCGTCCATCGCGCCCGGCAGCACCAGCACGCCGTTCAGATTGAGCGACGCGCCGCGTAGACCGTAATACGCCGAGACGATCACCTCATGCCCGTCCTGCACGGCAAGCCGAGAGAACAGTTCGGTCTGCGCGCCATAGCCAGACGCCACATGCGGCGCGTTCGAGTGGAACATCAGCTTCATAGATGCCTCACAAGGGGAGTCTCAAACTCCCCTCTCATCGGTCAACCTTACGCGCCCAGTCCGTTCACGAACTGCACGATATATTGCAGCCTGTCGCCGGAAATCCAGCCGCTGCCCTCTTCGCCGTAGCGCACGACCAGCCAGTCGCCTTGATCCACGTTGTCCTGCGCGGCAGCAATCGTGGCCGTCGCCGGGACGCGCGCCGTCAGGCGATCCGCCGAGGCGGTGCCGCCGAGGTACGCCGAGATCGTGCCTTCCACCGCCGTGCCGTTGGCGCCCCAGTTTTCAAGGCGCGCTTGAATGGCTGTGCCCGCGTTCTGTGTCTGCTCACTCACCGCGTAGGCCGCGAGCACCGTGAGCGCGCGCGGCGCTTTCATCAGATAAAAAATCTCGTCTGTCCCGCCGGGATCACTGTTGATCACCAGCGTGGCAACCTGCACATTTTCACTTCCGAACATGGTGTCCTCCGGTTCTCAGTCTGATAGATCTCAGGTCAGTCCTGAGAATTACGTCGGCTCGGTCGCGTCGGCGGTCAGCTTGATGCCGTAGTCGGCACGGCGCACGCCGACGGCATAGCCCGCGTGCAAGTTGAGTTCCCACGCGCGCAGCGAGGCGTCGCGTTCTGGCTCCAGCGTCGGGGCTTCGCGGGTATCCAGCGCCAGCGCTTCACGGTTGAACACGCCGCTGATCGCGTCGTCGCTGCCGTCCACGTCGATATTCGCGCTCGTGAACCAGTCGGCCATCAGGAAGCGCCCGGCGAAATAATCGCGCAGCGCCTGATTGGCGATCTCGCCCAGCAGCGCCTGATTGGCGGACGGCTGCCCAAGCTGCACCCAGATGTCGTGCCAGTGGTACGGGTGCAGCACGTAGCTGAACGGCCCGCGCACCTTGTTGTTGCGCAGCTTGGCAAGCGCCGCCGCGCAGTGGGTGATCGTCAGCGCCGAATTGGCCGAGCCTTTGCCTGTGGTGAACGACGTGAACAAGTCGACCAGATCGCTGTCGATCTTGGTCGAGATCGCGCCGCCCATCTCCACTGCCGCATCGCGCCGCGCATTTTCCGGGTCGGTCTGCTGGCGGCGATCCGTGTAGATGACCTGTGTGATCACTTCCTTCGGCGTGAACACCGCTTCCGACTCTTTGGTCCATTCCGTCGGGTTGTTATAGTCCTGCGCCTCGTTCACTTCCTGTGCCACGAGCTGCGGGTAGATCGGAATGGTGCGCGTCGCATACCCCTGTGCGCCATAGGGCGTCACCAGCAGCGCCATCACCGTCGTGTCGCGCGCCACAAACAAGGTGTCTTCGTAAATTTGATTGAACAGCCCCGCCATGCTGGCGACCGTCGAAACGTCGTACCATGCGCGTACCTGACGCAGCGAAATGGCGGCTTCCGCGCCCGGACGGCGCGCCGTGCGAATGCGGCTGACCTTCACGGCGCGCCGCAGTGCAAATTGGCCAGACAGCCCAACCGGGATGCCCAGCAGATGGCAGAACACAACCAGAATCAGCGCTGGAATCAACCGCAGCGCTGCAAACATTCGACTCATCAGTGCCTCCGTTAAGTGAGGTCGGATGGCAGCTTGACGCCGCCCCCCTCGAACATGGTCGGCCCACCGCCGTACAAACGCGCCCGGCGCTGGGCGTCCGTCTCCTTCGCATTCGTGCCGCTGGGCACGCTCGACGTCGACGATTGTTTGCCCCCCGGGGGCGTTTTGGCGTCCGTCGGCTGGGCAGGAATCAGCGCTTTCAACGCTTCGGCATCGGCCTTCAGGTCGTCTTCCGACTCCCCCTTCAACCGTTCCGCAAGCGTCGGCGGCAG